GCCCGAGGATCGGCCGGCGGTGGTGGATGCAGGGAGCGATGCCGGGCCGGTCGACGCCGTCGCAGTTGGCGACGCGCCCGCGGTGGATGCGCTCGATGCAGGGGGTGCTGATGCGGGAGCGGACGTCGTTGCCGTCGCCGATGCGGTCGCGCTCGAGGACGTGGTCGACGTGCAGCTCGTGGACGTCGCGGCCGATCGCCCGGACGCGGTCGCCGTCGACGTGCCGCGGGATGCGGGGGCGGTCGATGGGGGGCCGGTGGTGTTTGACCTCAACGAGCCCAGGGCGACGGAGAGCGCGGTGCTGCTCATGGCGCGAGTGTGCATCGTCGGGTGCGACGACCCCTGCGACGCGACCGTGACGCCGGGCGAGTGTCGACTCGCGAGCGACGGGCTCCACTTCAGTCTGCCAAATACCCCGCGGTGCTCGCTCATCACGGGGCTTACCCGGGTCGGCACGGTGGGAACGGTCACTGTGATAGGAAGCGGCGTGCCCGCTCAGTCAGACATGACGGTCACTGTCCAGGGGGCGAGCTACGTTGCGGGCGGGGCCAGTCGAAGGAACTTCCGCGTACAGTTCTCGGCGCCGCGGTCGGGCGGAACCAATGGCGTCACTGGCATCCCCGGGCGCACCGTCTCACCGAGCCTCGGGGACGTCTGGCTGTTCGGATGCCGGGTGGAGTAGCGATCATGTCGCCTTCACCTTCGCCGCCGCCGTCGTGCCGGGAGACCACGTTGCGATCAGCGCCTTGAGCGCGGCGCCGTCGCCCGTCCCGGTCGGTGTCCACCCGGCGATCAGGCTCTTGAGCGACGAGACGATCGCGTCGGTAGCGGCCGCCAGCGCGACGGCCTGTGGAGGCCCGGCCGGTGCTCCTGCTTCGACGCGGAGTACCGCCGCTGTGCCGTGCACCACGTCGAGAACGCCGTCGGGCTTCATCAGGAGCCGGGTGCCGTCTGCGGCGTCGTAGCCGAGGACGATGCCGGAGTCGTCGTCGACGTCCGCCGCCCTCACGCTCGCCTTCCGCAGGTGCTCCCCATGCCGGTAGAACCCCGCCAGCGCGACCGCGGACCCGATGTGGTTCCGTCGCGTGTCCCGCGGAGTGACAACGCTCGAATCCGTGCTGCGCCGCCACGTTCCGACGTCCTGCGTCGCGACGAGACAGAGCACCGTGTCTCCGTCCGCGATCGGGAACGAAAGGAACGCGCCGCGGCTCCGCATCTGGATCACCGCGACCGAGGGGATCACCGGGAGGTCTTCGAAGAGTCGTCGACCCGACCCTTCGGGATCATCGTAAGCGTGCTGGATCAACGGGACGCAGTCCGCCGTCTGCGTCTCGCTCGACCACCCCTGCAACCGCGCCGGAAACGCCGTGTACACGCCCTCGGCGTGCTGCTCGATCAGGCTCCGGATCACGTCCGCGTTGGTCGGGAAAGGCATCCGCTCGCCGCTCATTGAATCTCCGTTCGCGCGCCCACCGTCCGCTCGCCCAGGACAGACGCGCGCGGGCGGGTGCAGGTCATCGTGCAGTACCAGTCGGTCCCATCGGTCTTGCCGCTCACCTCAGCCTCGGTGATGCGCCACACGCCGGACACCACCGAGCTGTCGACCACGACGGTCTGCCCGGGCACGAGGCCCGGCTGGATCAGCGCCTTCACGGTGATGGTGCGGCGGTTCACGATCTCCGGGGAGTCGATCATCCCGGTGGTCGGCGAGAGCAGGATGGCCGTGCGCCCGAGCGAGCCGCCCAGAGGCAGCAGCTGGAGGCAGTTGTCCTGGATGGAGAACATCAACCCTGCGTCGCCACAGATGCGCTCCAGCTCCTCGGCGGCGCCACCGTGCAGCGCGGTGCCGTCTTCGAACACGTCGCCCCCGGCCGAGAACGACGCCCCCCGCAGCGCCTCGACGGCGTTGCCGAGCCCCACGCCCATCGCCTCGGCGATGTGCTGCACCACCGTGGCGAGGGACGTGCCGGCCGCGAAGGCGCGCGACACCCGCGCGGTGCGACGGGCGTGCTCCCCATCCCCCGCGGTGAGCTTCACGACGAAGTCGACGCCGCTGCGAGAGACGACGGCCTTGCGCAGGTCGCCGGTGAAGATCCGCGAGAGGCTCCCGGCGGCCTGATACCCGACGTCCAGCGACACGAAGGTCCGCCGTCGAGGGAGGGCGGCGAGCTCGTGGCGGTGCGCCTGGTTGAGGTTGAAGACCTCCATCTCCAAGGTGCCCGCCCTCGCTGCCAGCGTCCTCTTGCACTTGAAGGAGATGTCCAGGCCGCCCTTGGTCCCGGCGCTGGAGTCGGCCACGACCAGCGAGCCCACCTGCGCGCGCCACGCCCTGCGGAACTGGTCGCTCACGCGAGGTCCGCCGCGGTGAAGTAGACGAGCATGAAGCGAGAGTCGAGGTCACTGAACCCCGGGTCGAGGTCATCCGCGCCCGTCATGTCGACCACGACGATCTCCCCGGCCGGGCGTCGCGCGTCCATCACGCCCTGGATCAGCGAGCCGCCCGTCACGACCACGACGCCGCTCCGGATCGCCACGCCCTGGACGTCGGCAATGGAGAAGCGCCAGTGCCCGTCGCGCTGGAACCAGTCGAAGGTGAGCTGGAACACGGTGCCGTCGAGGGCGGTCTGCTGCCGCCACGACGACGCACCGGCGGGGGCGCATGGGATGAACGTCGGCATCACGGACCTCCGTTCTGCTGCTGGCGCCGCAGGCGCGCGCGCTCCTGGGCCTGGGTCACCGGGCTGTTGCCGTCGGCGGCTCGGGCGAGGACGCTGCGGTCATCGACGGGGACGGGTCCGTGCTCGGCGCGCACTCCCATCCGACGCACGGCCGGGACTGCGGCGCGGGCCGTGCCGACGATGCGGAGCTGCTTGAAGTCGAGCGTGAGCTTCAGCGCGTTGCCGCTGTCCCGGTCCTCGTCGACCTTGAAGCGGGTGACGATCAGGTCTTCGAGCAGCTCCAGCGGGGTCGTGAGGGTCACCGCGAAGCGCCCGGTCACGAGCGCGACGAGCAGGTCGTTGCACTCGCGCTTGCGGTCGAAGGGCCCGCTCCAGCGCTGCAGGGCGACGCGCACCGTCTCCCCGGCGACGGGCACCGAGACGTTGCTGAGGGCGCGCTGCAGGCCGCGCATCTGCGTGGTCGGCACGCGCACGGGGCTGTTGGAGATGATCCCCTCGATGCTGAAGGTCCCGTTGGTGGTCTTCACGTGGTCGCTGATCGGCGACCCGTTCTCCACCGGGTGCTCGGTCACCTCGGCCGCGCGCTCGTAGGTGATGAGCGTGGCCACGTCGAGGTCGAGCCCCACCGTCTCGCCGCTGTCGTCGTTCCATTGCAGGAAGGTGCCCATCAGTCGTCTCCGTCCTCGGCGGCATGGTCTGCGTCGTTCTGCGCGCCGTTGATGGCCGCGAGCTCGCGCCGCACCACGCGGCCCACTGCCTCGGGGTTCGTCGCGTCGTGGATCACGATCGCTCCCGACGCGACGTGGGTGGACCGGGTGATGGTGGTGGTGCGGTGCCCCGCGACCGAGGGCGGCGCGGCGACGACGCGGGCGGTGGGCGTGAAGAAGGGTTGGCCCCCGTCGACGCCACCCGGGCGATAGAAGGCGCCCTGGGGACTCGCCGGAGCATCCACCGTCGCGCCCGCGCTCCGCACGCGGGGAGGTCGAGGGGCGGGGCGCGTGCGCCCGCTGGGGCCGGGCGGCGCGTTGGTGCGGCCGTCGGTGCGAGGCGCCGTCAGGGTGCCGATGGAGGGCGCTTCGCCGAGGCCGAAGAACTCGGCCACCGCCGCGATGGCACGGGACACCGCGTCGACGATGGCCTCCCACTCTTCGCGCACTTCATGGGCGTACTGCGCCGAGGTGCCGACGCCGAACATCGAATCAATGAAGCGCCCGAGCGCCGAGTCCCCGCCCTGGACGAAGGTCCAGAGGTCATCGAATACCAGCGCCGCTGCGGCTACTGCCGCTGCCGTCGCGACGAACGGCGCGATCACCGGCGCCATCGCGAGGATGAGCTCCGCCGCCACGGCCGTCCCAACGACCCCGAGGCCGATCAGCCCCACTTCCACGAGGTGCGTCCCGCGGGTGAGTCGCGCCCACCATCCGCCGAGCTCCGCGGCCCGGTTGATGACCCACGACAGGGCCGGGAGGAGCCCGACGGCGAGCACGCTCCGGAGCGAGTCCGACGCGCGCCCCATCCGCTCCTGGGCCATCGTGTACTGCCGCGCGGCCTCGGTCGCCTCCGGCGTCACGCCCCCGCCCAGGAGCTCAAGTTCTTCACGAAGCGCCCGCAGCCCCCCAGGGCCCGAGTGCAGCACGTCGAGCAGCCGCCGCCCGCTCTCCCCGAAGAGCTGCGTGGCGAGGCGCGCCCTGTGGATCGGAGACGGCACCCGCTCGAACGCGAGCGCCAGGTCATCCATCACGTCGCCGGTCGCCCGCACCCGTCCGCTGCTGTCGCGCAGGTCGACGCCCAGGCGGCGCAACGTCCCGCCGACGCCCCCGCCGCCCATGCGCATCTCGGCCGAGCGGAGGTTGGTCGCGAGGTGCGCCACCCCTGCGGCCATGCGATCCGCACCAACGCCGGACTGCGCGCCGGCGTGCTGGAACTGTTGAAGCTCCTGCGACGTGATGCGCGCCTCTCGCGCCGTCTCGCGCAGGGCCTCGCTGTTCTGGCTGAAGGCGTCGGCGAACCCGAACGCCATCATCACGCCCTTGATGGTCGCGGCGATGGGGCCGAGCTTCTTCATCGCCCCGCCGAGGTCTTCGAGGCCGAGCTCCCCCGACTTCGCCTTCTCGACGAGTTCCTCGAGCGACCCCTTCGCGGCCTTGATCGGCTTGTCGTCGATGGCCGCATCGCCCGCCAGGGCCGCGGCGGCATCGGCGCTCGCCTTGGCGTCGGCGGCGCTGGAGGCCGCGGCAACTTCCGCCGCCTTCGCCTCGGCCACGCGGAGCTGCGCGGCCGCTACCTCGGCCTTCGCGGCGGCGAGCGACGCCTTGGCCGCGTCGTCTGCCCCGGGGGCGCGCGCCGCGAGGGCGGCCTTGGATTCCTTGACCTTCGCTACGGCGAGGGCCGCATTCGCCTGGACGGTGGCCGCTGCCCGAGCGCTCTTGGCGGCCTTGGCGTCGGCGGCGATGCGCTTCTTGGAGGAGTCGTCCGCCGCGCCGGAGAGCTTCTTGACGCTCTCGATGGTGTCGTTGACGGCCGCGTCGGCCGCATCGAGCACGGACAGGTCCGCGCCGAAGAAGAGCTCGGCGAACATCGTCCGAAGCGCTTCGCCCATGGCCTACCTCCTTCTTGCTGCTTCGGCCGCCTCGGCCGCCGCCTCGTCGTACGCATCCGCCACGTCGTTGGCGTCGACCACCATCTCCAGCGTCCACCGGCCCAGGATCACGTCGAGCCCATCCCGGAACCGCTCGTGCGTTGCGATTCTCCAGACAGGCCAGCACAGCCCTCCGGGGATCGTCAGGGTGACGGCGCCTGGGCCTGGGGAGCGGCTGCGGCGCGCTTTGCCTCGGCCTCGGCCTTCGCCTTCGCGGCGATCGACTTCAGCCACGGGACCAAAGGGCCGTAGGTCACCTCCACGGCGAACTTGAGCCACTCGAAGAGGTCCGGGAGCTTGCCGCGGAAGTGCTCGTCGAGCTGCGCCCCGCCGAGGGAGAGGCGCCTGCCGGGGGCCGTCTCCACCCGGCTCACCTCGGCGAAGCTCTCGCAGAGGAAGAGGAGCACCGCCTCGTCGAGCTCGCCCAGGAGTGCGGTGAGGGTGCCGACCAGCGCCCCCATGTGCTCGGCGGCGCGCTCCAGGCTGGCGACGTCCCCGAAGCCGGGGGCCGCCATCTTGAGCACGCGCGCCATCACCTGGAGGGCCTTCCGCGTGGGGAGCGGCTGCACCGTGTAGACGAGGCCGCCGATCGTGCGCGTCTCTTCGGGCAGGTCGAGGGCGCCCATCAGGTGAGCACCGTGCTCTCAGAAGAGCGCTCGAGCTTGGCGAGGCCCAGCACCCAGGCGCGCTTGCCGACGGTGGGGCCGTAGGCGTTGGGCGGGGCGGCCTGGATCCAGGCCTCGGCCGAGCGCTCCACGATCTGGTTGTTGAGGTCGACCACCTCGAAGACGCCGAACGCCACGCCCTGCGCGCGCTGCCGCTCGTAGAGCGCCGTGAGCAGCCGGTGCGTGTCGGAGGTGCTCATGCAGTTGATGGTGCACTTGCCGCTCTGGTCGGCGGTCTGCGACACGGTGACCGAGCCGTCGGCGCCGACGTGCGTCTCGGTCTGCTCCTTGTTGAACTCGGTCGAGAGGAAGTCGCCCTCGTCGCGGCCGTGGTCGAGCGAGCGGCCGCCGAAGCTGGCCTTGATGTTCTGCGGGTTGTGGATGCGAGCGCCTGCCATGGGACTCTCCTTCAGGCCGAAGCGGTGCCGGTGACGGTGATGGTGTGGATGGCGCCCGCGAGCTGCGCGGTGAACGTCACGCTCGGGAGTGTCCGCGCGCTGCGGTTGGCGCTGGAGACCGCCGAGGCGCGCGGCGCGGTGACGGTGGGCTTGGGGTCCGCGGCGAAGAGCTTCGCGTCGACGCCGGCCGAGAGCACGCCGTAGATGGCCGCGGCCACCAGGCGGATGCCCTCGTCGGTGAAGGGCACCTTGCCGTTGGCTGTCTGCAGGGCGAAGAGCGCCTCCTGGATGCGGGCGCGGAGCCAGTCGAGGCCGCGCGTCACGTCCACCCACTCGCCGATCGCGGTCTTGCCCGGGAAGGTGACGGCGACGCCGTTCTTGCGCTCGTAGACGTTGCCGTTCTTGCCCAGGACACCGCTCCGCTGGGTCGTGGTCGGCGGGAGCACCGCGATGCCTGCGAGGGTCTTGAACGCCCAGGTGTCGCTCCCGGGGTCGACCGGGAGACGGTTGCCGAGGAGCGCCGCGGCGAGCCAGGCGGCGGCGGTGCCGATCGCCGGGTAGAACCAGCAGGTGCTGTACCCGTAGGAGGCGGCCTCGAGCAGGCTCATCACGTCCGTGGTGGTCGCGACCTCGCCGCACCCGGAGTCGGCCGACTGCGAGACGAAGAGGCGGCGGTTGGTCTCGGCCCATGCGGCGGCGACCATGATCTCCGCCGAGCTGTTGGAGTCGAGCGCGAGGCCGTAGAAGTCCGGGTCGAGCGCGAGCAGCTCGTTGAGGTCGGTGCTGAATCCCGACGGGGCCGCGGTCGCGTCCAGCAGCGTGACGTTGCTGGTGACGAACTCGTAGCTGTGCAGGCGCCCGGTGACCGCGGAGGTGCAGGCGACGTGCGTGCCGCTCGTGCCGTCGGCGGTGACCGAAGCGCGGACGCCCACGGTGAAGGTGCCGCCGGTGGAGGTCTGCGCTGGGATCACGACGGAGGTGACGGACGCGAAATAGAGCGCGCCATCGACCGTCGCCGCGCCCCCGTTGGGGATCGCGAAGTTCTCGGTGATGACCGCGCCGTCCTGATCGGTGCCGGTGATCACCGCCGTGGTCGCATCCCAGTCGGTGTGCGCGTCGAAGGTCATCGATAGGCGCCGCGGCGGGACCATGGCGTCGGTGCCGATCAGGCCGTCGAGGCTCGCGCCGGTGAGGGTCTGGATACCCGCCGTCGAGCCGCCCGTGGCGAGGATGGCGTCCGTGTCGACGCCCGTGAGGACGTTGATCGCGGCGGCGAGGCCGGTGCAGACCTCGGCGACGGTGGGCGTCGCGTCACTGGTGAAGGTGGCCGTGAGGCCGTCGACCTTCGCGGTGTAGGTCTCGGCAGCGCTGGCCGACACCGGGGCGGCCGGGATGAGTCGCACCACCTGAGTGAAGAGCCGGGTGCGCTGCCCGATCTTCACACTCACGGGCCGCGGGTTCTGCGCGAACGCCGCGGCCGCCATGCGGTACCCGGGCTGCGTGGTCAGCCAGTCGTCGGTGACCATCTCGGCGAGCGAGGCGTACTCGCGCACCCGCTCGCCCGACGTCCACGGCACGTCGCAGCACAGGAAGAGCGCCGTCCCGAAGCCCGCGCGGGTCTGCGCGTCGGTGGTGGCGGTGACGTTGACCGTGAAGAAGTCGTCGAGGGATTCGCTCATGGCAGGGTGCCTCCGGGGGCGATGTCAGGATCAACGGCCGAGCCGTCGGGGTGCGTGATGGTGGGGACGGCCGTGACCGTCGCGATGTAGCTGGTGGCGCCGGCCGTGTCGGTCTCGGTGGACAGGGCGTTCAGGCGCACGTCCATCGTGCGGCGGCTGACGACGTGCCCGTCGAGCTCGTAGTCCGTGACCACGACCTGCTCGGCGCCGACGAGGGCGAGGCCGAGCGCTTCGAGGGCGGCCTGGATCGAGGGCCACTGGAGGCGGGTGCGGGCGCGGCTGGCGAGCGCGTGGGCGTTCACGCCGGCGCGCTGGTCGTGCACCTCGATGTCGATCTGCACCACCACGAGGCGGTTGCCCGAGACGGTCGGGGTCATCTCCAGCGAGGGGTCCGCGTTGGCGGCGTAGGTGTAGAGGGTCTCGTCCTCGCCCACCCCGACCTCGGAGACCCACCGCAGCAGCACGAGCTGCCCGCGGTGCTGCACGCGCGGGGCGTTCTCCCAGAGGCAGAACGCCGCCGGCACGCTCGTGAGGGCGGCGGCCCAGGCGAGGAGGCCCGGCTCGATGGTCGCGAGGTCCATCAGGTCCCCTCGACGGCGTAGGTGAGGCTGGAGCGGAGCTGGCCCGTGAGGATCAGCGGCGTGGTCTTGCCGCCCTTGCGCTTGAGCGTGGAGGCCGCGAGCGGCGGGGCGATCCCGGCGACGATGCGCGCCTGCATCAGCCCGACGACGAAGGCCCCGAGGCGCTTCAAGGCGACCTCGGCCGTCACCGTCCCGGCGAGCACGGCGCGCGCGGCCTTCTCCTGCTCGGCCTGGATCTCCGCGCGCTTCTCGTCGATGGTCGCGCGGATGAAGCTGCGGGCGGGGACGTGCCCCCCGCCGAACTCGTGGACGATCGCGACCTGGAGGAGGCTGTACTTCTCCCGCCCGCCCACGGCCGCCTCGGTGGCGCGCTTCGCCACCTTGGCCCGGGTGCGGGCCTTCGTGGAGTGCTTGCCCCGCTGGGAGACGGGCTCCTCGCGCTTGGGCGCATCCCCCAGCACCCCGACGCGCACCTTGCGGCCGCCGGAGAGCTCGTGCGCGCGGGCGAGCATCGCCTTCGCGCCATGGTCCTGGACGGTGGCCTTGCCGCTCACAGCGTGACTCCGGTGACCCAGAACCCGCCGCCGCACTGCGCGACGAGGTTGTCGTATTCCAGGCCGTAGGTGGTCGCGCCGTGGGTGCCCTTGCCCTGCTCCTTCGGGGCGAGCCGGGCCTGCTGGCCGAAGGGACTCATGGCGAGCTTGTGCGCGGCGAGGAGCGTGACGGCCTGGTCGGTCTTCTCGCCGAAGACGCGGGCGTCGACCTCGGTCGTGGCGTCATCGATCGCCGCCTGCACCACGGCGTCGGGAGTCGCGGAGAACTCCGACATCCGCAGCTGCAGGCTGGCGACCGTGACGGCCATGGATCAGCCCTCGCGGGGGGTGCGGGGCTTGGCGGCGGGCTTCTCGGCGGAAGCCGGGACGGTGAGCTGCTCGAGGTCGGCGCGCAGCTTCGCGTTCTCGGCGGTGAGCGCGTCGTGCTTGGCGAGCAGCTCGGCGTACGCGGCGTCGAAGCGCTTCGAGAGCGCCTCCTCGGCCTCGCGCACCGCCGCAGCGACGGCGCCCTCCTCGACGGGGGCCCCCGCGCGCAGGGCGAGCAGGGCCTCGAGCTCGTTCACGCGCTGCTGGAGCGCGCGGCCGTCCTCGGCGAGCCCGGCGCGCTCGCGGGTGAGATCCTCCACCGCGGCGTGCAGGCCTTCGATCTCGCGGTTGCGGGCGTTGACCCCCGCCACGAGCTCGCGCACCGCCGCCGGCGAGGGCGGCGGGTCGTTGGGGCCGAAGCGGACGTCACCGGCCGTGGCCGGGACGAGCAGCCCCGACTTCAGCAGCGGCTTCCAGGCGGCGTGCTCGGGGTCGACGTCGAAGAGGGCCCCGGGCTCGTGGCTGTCGATGGCGCTCGTGTGAGCGTTGCGGACGCGCATCTCAGCACCCGTCCATGTAGCGCCACGACTTCGGGTAGCGGAAGATCACGCCCCCGACGCGGCTGTCGCAGTTGATGACGAACCCCAGGCCCTTCTGCTCGGGCGCCATCTGGTAGAACGGCAGCGGGAGGAGGAACTCGAGCTTCTTCGGGTCGCGACGGCCCATCGCGATGCGCGCGACGCTCGCCGCCCCGGCGGTCTCGCCGTGGTACCAGAAGTCCACGTTCTTCACGCCGAGGCTCTTCTTGAGGAAGAACTCCAGCGCGGTGACCTCGGTGTTGGCGAGGCGCTTGGTGGAGGCCAGCGCGAAGAGGCTCGGCGGGAGCACGGCCGTGTCGGCCATCTCGACGCCGTTGGAGTCGACGATGACCGCGCGCTCCATCTTGAACAGGTCGTCGGCGATCTGCTCGGCCGTCGCGGTCGACCAGGTGCCCGTCGCCGGGGACACGAGCGAGACGCCCGTGTTGTTCCAGAAGCCGGTGACGCCGATCGAGCTCTCGCCGAACGCGCACACGGTGTCGTTGGTGAGGTCGATCGCCTCGCGGGCGGCGAGCGCGCGCTCGTTCTCCAGCGGCAGCCCCGTCATGCGCGAGCGGCGCAGGTCCTGGATGCTGAAGCCGTAGGAGGCGCCGTGGCCGAAGAGCTTCGCGCTCTCCTCCTTGCCCTGGACGTCCACCCGCGGCAGGTCGGTGCCGTAGTTGGCGATGATGGCCGAGCGGCCCGCCTTGTCGATGGACCGGAAGGTGTACTCCTCGGCGCCCTCGTTGATGGCCGTGCGCGTGGGCACGATGCTCGTGCCCTTCAGCTGCGGGTACTCGACCCGGTAGAGCTCGGTGTCGATGTCCTCGAGCTGGCGCGCGAACATCGCGGTCTCGTTGGCGTCGAGGCGCAGGTCGCCCTGGCGGGCGATGCTCGCGACGGCGGAGAGGTACATGTCGAATCGGTGGGTGCGCTTCATGGCGTTCCTCTCAGAGGTTCAGGTTGATGGCGGCGACGCCGGCCGAGCCCGATCGCCAGAAGCGCGCGCCCTGGAGCAGCACGCAGTCGTTGGAGTCGGGCGAGTTGCGCACCTGCCCCGCGACCTCGGCGCCCGCCGCGATGAAGCGGACGAACACCGGGTCGCCGTCGGAGTAGCTGGTCTCCGAGGTCACGAAGACGCGCCCCCGGCGCACGCAGGGCACCGGGTACCCGGCGGGGTAGGCCTCGGGCTCGCGCGTCGCGTCGTAGAGCGCCACGCCGTGCACGGCCTGGCCGTTGATCGCTCCGAGCTTGGAGCCCGTGCCGAGAGTGAAGGTGCCGCCCACGCCCGACTGCGCCGGGATGTAGAGGGATGAGATCTTCGCGAAGACCTGCACGCCCGTGACGGTGGCGTTGCCGCCGTTGGGGATGCGCAGGTCTTCCTGGACGACGTTGCCGTCGTTGTCGATGCCGGTGACGGTGGCCACCGTGGCGTCGAAGTCGGCGTGGCTGGAGAGCACCAGCACGACGTTGCGCGGCACGGTCAGCATGCTGGCGCCGATGACGCCGTCGAGCCCCGCGCCGGAGAGGGTCTGCTCGGTGACGGCGCTCGCGCCGGCCGTGACGAAGGCGTCGACGTCGGCCGCATCCGGCGCGGTCGGCAGGTAGCCGTTCGCAGGGGTCGCACCCGTGATGACGACGAGGCCGGCGGCGATGGCCACGGCCGCGATGACGCTCTTGACGTCGCTCGGGCCGGAGTCCGCGAGGGCCCCGGCGTAGCCGAGGGAGCGGGTCGTGGGATACGTGGTCTGGACGCTCATCAGCGGCTCCCGGCGCCGGTGGCGCCCGTGGTGGACAGGGTGGAGGGACGCCTCCAGGCGTCCTGGGTGCGACGGGCGAGGCCCCTGGGCGTCGCGGCGTCGGCCGCGTCAGTGCGGGTCTCGTGGTCCGCGCCCGCGGCCGCCCGGTGGGCGTTCGCGAGACCGTCGTTGCGCTCGGTCGCGCCGAGCAGCGCCGCGTCGTAGAGGCCCTGGACGCGGTCGGCGGAGAGGCCGTCGAGCTTCACGCTCGGGAAGGCGGTGCCGATGACCTTGGCGCGGATCTCCGCGGGCTTGAGGCCATCCATCTTCGCCTCGGCGCCGAGCACCTTGCGGGCCTCGTCGTGGAGGGTGAGGCGCTTGGCGAGCGCGGCGTCGAGCACCTCGTCAGGGACCATGTCCTCGGTGACGGCGGGCGGCGCCTCCTTCGCGGCCTCGGCGGCCTTGAGCTTGCCCGAGAGCACCGCGATCTGCGTCATCGCGTCGGTGAGCGCGGTCTGCGCGGCCTCGCACGCCGCGATCGCCTCGCCGCCCTCGTCGGCCTTCTGCTGGAGCTCGTCGACCGCGCCCTGGGCGGCCGCGGGATCCTCGGCGGCGTCGAGCTTGATCTCGCGCCCCCCCTTCAGCTTGATGATCTTCATGGACTCTCCCGCGGCGTCGCGCCGCACTTCGACCGCCGCGCCATCCATGCGCAGCGCGACCTCTGGCCCCGAACGCCCCTCACCCGGCGCGAGCAGCGCGACGTGGTTGTGGCGGATGTTCCGCTGCACGGCGTCGTAGCGCTCGCCCTCGGGCGTCACGCCCGGCGTCGGGTCGACCTCGCACGTGTAGCCGCACGACACCTCGCGCCGCTCGCCCGCGTCGACCTTGCGGCAGAGCGCGCCGTCCTGCACCAGCAGGTCGACCACGACGAAGTCGCCGTCGCGCCGCACGTCGTCGGCCGCGTGGCCGCGCGAGACGGCGCTGAAGGTCTCGGGCGTCACCAGCGCGGCCGGGTGCTCGTCGGTCACCGTCGCGCCGCGCAGCGAGGCGAGCGAGTCGGGGTGGAAAACCTCCTCCTCGGGCCGGTACTCCGTCCACGATCGCCCGGTGCCGTCGCTGTAGGGCAGCACGCCCGACCGCGCGACGGCCGCTTCGACGCAGAGGCCCCCCTGGGGCGTCGGTCGGACGCCTCGGGTGGGGCCAGCGAAGTTGATGCGGGTGACGCGCACGCCCCTACGGTGCGGGGGGCGGGGCGCGGGGGGCTAGAGGCGAGGGGGGCGGATCAGGGGGCGGGAGGGGCTACCGCGGCGCGGCGGGGTCGCCGTCGCCCCATTCTATGATCGGCTCAGCCGTGCAGCGGCAGTTGTGAGTGATTAGGGTGCTGTCGAACCACCCCGCCGCCGTTTCGAGGTTGTAGACATGCGCCGAGTATTCACGCCGGAGTTTCTGGACGACGCGCAGGGTGCGCTGAACGACGGGGCGACCCTGACCGAGGTCGCTCGCGCTCGCGGGTGCAGCGCGGACAACCTCAGCAAGGCGCTCCGCGCTCGGGGCTTCGTCTACGTCGCTCCGCACCGCCCGGCCCACAACGCGAAGCAGGTCGACGTTCGCGAGGTCGCCGATCGGTTCAAGCAGGGCGAGAGCGTGCTCGCGCTGGCGCGACGATTCGGCGTCACGCGCGACGGCATCGTTCGGCGCCTCGCCCGCGTCGGAGTCGATGCGCGCGGACGCGGCGAAGCAATGCGCGTCCGCATGGCGCACACGGAACCCGCGGAACGCGAGCGCCTCACCCAGGCCGCGCACGACGCGGTGCGCGGGGTACCCAAGAGCCTGGAGCACCGCGAGCACATCGCAGACACCCGGGCCAGGGGGCTCCGTGTTCGCATCGGCTATGGCGAGGAGATGCTGGCAGATCGCCTCCGCGCGCTCGGGCGCGATGTGACCCGACAGGCCGCCTTCGGCCCATACAACGTCGACCTCCTCGTTGATGGCCGCGTCGCCGTGGAACCCCACTCCAGCGGATCGAGCCCGCTCCGCACCCGTAAGGGCCGCGAGCGTGTCGAATACCTGCTGCATCGTGGGCTGTCGGTGCTCTGGGTCGCCTTCTCCGACCCGGAAGGGCTCGACCTGTGTGCTGAACACATCATCGCCGACGTCGACGAACTGCGCCGGGACCCACCCGCGGCGCGTGAGTACCGGATGGTTTGGTGTGGCGTGGAGCGCTTCACCCGAGTCCGTAACGAGCGTGGTCAGCTCGCCGCTGTACCAGCGCCGGTACGCGCGCACTACGCCCGGCGCGAGTCGGAGCGGCGCGTCGCCGGGTAGGCACTGGTAGTCCTGCCCGGGGTTCTCCCGGCGTCCTTTCTTCGCATCGACCACCGGCGGGTCGGCGTACGCGAACACCTTGCCGTCGAGCGCCCGGTGCGCGGGCCGGACATCGCCGTCGCCGCTCGTGCGCCAGGTGTACTTCTCGACGCCGGCTGCGGCGTGGCGCTTCTCGGCCACCTGGGCGTTAAGCGAGAGCACCTGGTCGCGGGCGATGAGCGCGGCCTGCCGCCGGGTGACGTTGCCCTCCTCCAGGATGCGGTCGCGGATCGTCTCGACCCGGGCGTTGGGGGCGTCCTCGAGGATGGCCTTCACGCGCTCGATCTTGTCGCGGGCCATGCTGGTGATGAGGTCGAGGTTGGCGCGGCGGAAGCTGTTGATCGTGGGGGTGAGGTTGGGCTCGACCTGCGAGAGGTCGATGCCCACGGCGGCCTTGGCCTGCTTCGACCACTCGGCGCGAGAGACGCTGGAGACGTTGGCGGCGCAGGCCTGGATGGCGGTATCGAGGAAGCCGCCGCGGCGCTTCACCACGGCCTCGGCGATGCGCCGGAGACGTGCGAGCAGGCCCTCGCGGTTGAACGCCGGGATGCTGGCGTCGCCGTCAGCGGCATCGGCCCGGGGCGCCGGGAGGCCCTCGTCGGCGAGCGCCTCGTGGATCTCCTGGTTGAGCTCGTCGGCGATGGCGGTGAGCGCGCGGGTGTAGGCCGTCGGGCGCGGGAGCTGCGCGGGCGGCATGGGGCGCGGCGGGTGGCGCTTCGTGGCGGCGGCGACGAGGCGTCGACGCGCGGCGAGCTGGGCGGCGGTGGCCATCAGGGGGCCGCGGGCTCCGACGGGGCGTCGTCGACCGGGACCTCCACCACGTCACCGGGCTTCAGGTCATCGCCCTCGGCGACGGCGGTGGGGGCCTTGCTGGTGAACGCCCCGAGCTCGACCCCGCCCTCCTTCGCCTTCTGGATCACCCGCGCCGTGTAGGCCTGGTGCCCCTGGTTCGATGCCTTGAGCTTCGCGTTCTCGGCCTTCATCGCGTCCATCTCGGCCGCGTGCCCCGCCTCCGGCGCGGTGAAGAACGTCTGCCCCGCGCTGCCCATGACGGACTCTGCGGCCTCGGGACCCATGCCCTGCGCGGCCAGCAGCGCCACCCCGGCGTCGCGGGGCAGCTCGCGGGCGGCCACCTTCGCGACGATGCCCGCGGCGGCGTCGACATCCGCCCCCGGCGCGCCCTGCCCCGCGGTGAGCTGCGCGGCGTCGGCGTCCGCAGCCATCGCAGCCTCGCGCGCGCCGAGGTCGATCGTGGTCTCCGGGCTCCACCCCTCCGGGCGGAAGCGTGAGGCGCCCACCTCGTCGGCGGTGACCACCTGCTTGTCGATGTAGATCCCGTCTGTGGTCGCCTGCTTCTGGCGCAGGTCGGCCTGCTCGAGCGGCGTGAGCTGCCAGAGCGGCGCGTACTCGATCGTGAGCTTCGCCGGGAGTTTGCCGCCCGTGGGCCCGTCCTTCGCGAGGCAGAGCAGCCGGATCAGCCGCAGGTGGCGCGGTCGCAGGGTGTTCGTCTGTGCGGTCTTCACCCGGTCGTAGAACCAGCGCATGTCGCTGTCCCCGGTGGCCGAGAGCCCCGCGGGCGACTGGCCCATCAGGATGGTGACGGGGATGCGGGCGGCTCCGGAGAGCAGCAGGAGGTTCTTGTCGATGATGCTCGCCACGCCCGTGAGCGCGCCGACCTCGGTGCGGGTGTACTCCTCGCCCTCGCCGATGAGCACCGAGCGCGTGACGCCCCGCGCGAGGTCCATCATCTCCAGCCGCGTCTTGAGCAGGTCCTTCTTGTCGGCGGCCATCATGGCCATGAGGCCGTTCATCTTGAACACGCTCTCGCTCGACTGCTGGAGCAGCGTGCCCGTCGCCTCGAAGGCGCCATTGAAGTGCGCGAGG